GGAGCCATGTAACGCTGTGCAGCGATACCAGCAAAGCTAGATACCTTCTGCTTGCCAGCAGTACCAACCATCAGAATCTTAGGTGAACCACCCGAATCGTACACGTTAGCAATAACGTTCTTGAGCAGAGTCTCAGTGAACGTGCGTGCTGTACCGTCTGTACGGGTCGACACACCAATAGTCGTTGGGTTAGCACCGTCCGAAGCTTTGTCTACGTTTGTCTTGATCCATGACAACATAGCGCCCAAAGTACGAGCTGTGCTGGACGAACCAGCGCTACGGCCTTGGTTAGCGCAGAGAATCTTCTCTATGTCTCTCTTTAGCTCAGAACTTGCCTTAGCTAATTGATAGGCTTTTTCAGATTTTCTGCCTGCTTTGTTAACAGCCTCAAGAGTGCCGGACACTTGAACCGTCTTTTGGACGATCTGTGTGTAGTTACCAAGGCGAACAGTAGGGGCAAGAGTTGCCGAAGTTGCATCACTTCCTTCGACTGCCGCATTAGCTGTGGTGGCCGCGGCAAGGCTATCTGTCTGCCACTCGTGGTACACGGCTGTAGCTTTAGCACGAGCCAAAGTGTTCAGCAATGGGGTTTCTGTTGGGGAGATGTCATAAATAACATCGGTTAGGTCTTCACGCTGACCAATAGCGCTGTGTGCGGTAAATGTAGGCATAATATTTCCTTAGATAAATCGTTCAAATGCGTTAGCAGCGTCACGCACATTACCTGTACGTTTCAGCTTATTCATTACTTTTTTAGTCTGTTCCGAGTTTGAGTCGACTTGACGGGATGTGCCAGGCTTGAGCATCTTAGGCGCTTCGTTAACCTTCTTGGTAACTTGCGGCTTGTTGCCCATTAGCTTGTCATATTCCATCGCACGATACAAAGTCAAAACAGCCCGAGAGTCATGTACATTAGCTAACTCTTGGTCTGACCATCCATTTTTTTTAGCGTACTCACGAATATCTTTCTTGATAGCCGTGGACTTTTCAGGGTCTGCATAGCCAGGGATTGCAGCGGCTAACTTTTGAGCTTCAGCTTCTAAATGTTTATTAAGCGCTTGAGATTGCTCGGTTTGTTGAATTAAATCAAGTCGTGCTATCTCTTGCTTAATAGCATATTGCTTACGTTCTAGGTCAGTACGTTCTGCAACCTTAACTGCATACCCAATGGGGTCTGTTTCCTTGAGAGCGCTCAAGTCTTCTGCTGACTCATTGGCTTTAAAGTTTTGCTCAATAGCCTTCAGATAAACTCGATACTGATCTCTCTCTTTCTTTGCTTCCTCAATTGCAATGCGTTCGGCCTCAACCTGTTTGCGTTGCTCTGCGAGGGTTTGGGTTTTCTTTGTGTAGTCTGCCTCTCGTTGATAGCCTTTGATTAGGTCATCGAGCGTCACCTCTATTTCTTCGCCCGAGGCTTTCACCTTGTAGCGTGGCTGCTCTTGTACCTCTTCTTGCTCCTCAACGTCACCCTCGTACTCTGATTGCTCATCGTCCGATTGTGCTTCCTGAGTTACCTCTTCGGTTTCAGGTGCGGTATCTGGTTGCTCTTGCGAGTCCTCACCACCCATTAGTCCTAAAAGCGCTCCGGCGGCTTGATCCACCGAAAGCGATCCATTTCCCTCTGAGGGAGTCATGTTTTCGCTCATCTTAATTACCCTAAGTTGCTAGATACTGTCTAGCGCAGTTTTGCACCGTATGGTGCATATTCAAAAGATTTTCCAGCGACTTGCCTCTACTACTTTGTCATCGGCAATAGACTGGAAGTGATCTATAATTTTTGTGATCGAGTGGTGCATTTTGTATGCGTCCTCTCGTACATCTATCTCTTCTGGATTAGACCTTGCGATCATGTCCATGTAAGACTGTTTAAGTTTCTCTATTTCTTCCACGAAAAAATCATCTCTTAATATGTTTGCAGCACGATCTGCTCGTTTCATACTAGCCCTGTAGGTGAGATAGGAGTGTTAGATGCTGCTTGTGGTGCGTATGCGTCACCGAATCGACCTGCACCGAAATACGGGCCTGTCGTTGGCAACGAGAAGTTAGGGAACAACTCTGCAATGTTTGCATTTGCACTGTAAGGTGTACCACCACCGTAACCGTATGGATTACCTGCTTGTGCTACATATTGCTGCATTGCGCTAGGCATAGACTTAACGATAGCGTCTAGCTGACCTGCGCTTAGTCCTGTACTTGTAGATCCACCGGTGCTTGCCTTTGGAGCTAGTGCGCTTAGTGCTGCCAAACCACCCAAAGTAAGTCCACCTTTAATCAGCGACCCCATAGCACCTGCGGGTAACATCGCCTCAAGAGAAGCCATCAAGCCTGGGTTAGCAGCCAATGCACCCTGTACACCAAACTCAGCACCAAGACCACCTTGTGATGCTGCTGCAAGCGCTTCTGCTGGACTCATACCACCGACAGCACCTGCCGCACCTAGCTCGGTAGCGGGTAACAATGCACCCTCGGCAACAGGGAAAGCTGTAGCGCCAGGAGCGCCAATAGCAGCGTTAGCCAACAAACCCCCGCCAGTAATAGCAGCAGCAGATGCTAGGAACTTCCAAAACGCAGGGTCTTTAGCCATACCTGCAAAGTCGCTGCCAATCGTGCCTAATGGCCCACGATCCTCTACAGGACGGTAAGCAGACTCGCCTAGCGTACCTGCAATAGCGGGTATACCTGTATTGGTATAAGTTACCGATTGAGGGTCGTTTGCGTCCCGTAGGTATAAACGCACGCCTTCTGCGTCTGTCATTTGGACAGGAGTGCTTGCCGTGGCTGCTTGTCCTGCTTGTAAGATGGCGTTCATTGAGCCAGGCGTAACCACGCCATTCTGCGATAGAACACCAGCTACATTACCTGCTGCATCGTAATAAACCGTAGGCGTGCCTTGGATATTAGGCGCTGCGCCTGTCAGTCCTGCCGTGTCTACAGATACCTGTGGAGCAGCGTATGTAGCCTCCATTGCGGCTTGGGTTGCTGCCTGTTGTGCTTGCGACTGACTTAAACCTGCTTCTCGTGCGGCATAATATATATCCATTAACCGCATATCTTCTGCGGTTGGTTCGTATCCATCTGCCATATTACACGCCCCGAATATTTACATTGTTAGTAATGTCAGCGCCTAACTCTGCGGCTTTCAACTGAATCTCAGCGTTTAACTCTTGCTGTTTCAACTCTAGTTGTGCCTGAGACTTCTCACGCTGAATCATAATATCGGCCTGAGCCTTTTCTCGCTGTAACTGAATGTCAGCCATAGCCTTTTGTTGCGCTGCTTGGATGTCAGCTTGTGCCTTTTGTTGGGCAATCTGAATCTGTGCTTGCGACTGTTGAATTAGCGCTGCTGTAGTAGGATCAGGCTGTTGCTGTTGAGGTTGTGCGAGCATTGCTTCAACTTCAGGCGTAACTTCCTTAAAGAACTCCGCAGAGTCAGCAAAACCAGCAGCCTCGATAAAGCGACCCAATGTGCCACGGTATTGCCCGACAGACACGAGAGGATTGTTTGGCCCGAATTGCTGCAAGATAGCCTCTTGTTTAGCAAGAACCATCTGCAACATAGTCATCTGCTCACCCTTGCTACCTGTTCCCAAGCCTACGGAAATGTCCAAATCGTACTGATTCGACCACTCCCGAGGGTCTACAGGGATGTACTTGCCACGCATACGCATAAGCGTAGGCTTGTCTTGGTACTTGCACAATAGCTGTAGGATGCCCTTAAACAAGCTCTTAACACCCGTTTCAGCAAAGATACGAGCTACCATCTCCAACTTACCACCAGCCGCAGCGGTAGACGCAGCAACAGCCGCAGCGGTCACGTTTTGCAATACATCTGGGTTTAGACCCTGCTGCATATCGCTAATTCCTGTACGCTTGCTCTGTGCATCGTCCAAGTATTGCAACATTGGGAAAGCCTGAGCGATAACCGTAGGTACGGCTAACGGTACGACTGCGTTAGGATTCTTCATCCGAACTATCCCACCAGGTGTGACAGCACCCAAGTCATCCAAGTTAACCTGACCCTCTACCGCACCGACTCGTGCGTTATTAGACAGATACAGGTTATCCAACATTTGACGGACAACAGTAGATTTAATCAACTGAATGTCCATCGAGCGATCAGCTAATGATTCGCCAAAGAACTTATGCGGGATAGGAATAGGGCAGAGCGAGTGAAACGGGTTGTAGTCCGTCTCAATGTTGCTCAGAATGTCCGAACCTGCGTAGAAAATCTGTCGCAACTCGGCAATACCATCGCCATCAAAGTCTGTACGCAAGTAAGCCTCATAGACCTCGACCTCTTGCATGGACTTATCTAGGCTTTCCGTTTCGTTTGGCAGTTCGCCTGGACTATACCGAGCAATACGCTCTTCCGTATATGTAAGATCATCGTAAGCAGGAAGATTCTCCACAATCTCAGGATCAAAACCCATTGCGATCAGGTCTGAGCGTGGCAACAGTTTACGATGCGCTACAAATGGCGAATCACTAATATTACGAGCACGCTTACTAATCAGGAATTCTTCCGGCGGTACGTTCTCGACCTTGACTGCACCGTGTTGTGTACGTTTTGCGACAATAACATCATGGGATTGCATGACGATGGGTTGCCCCATTTCGTCCATCTGCTCATCCATAATGACGGTATCTTGCGCCACAATCTCACGGCTTCCGTCCGACAACAGGAGTACCAACTCATCGTCTGTTAGACCTCGGTACTCTTCCTTTGTAACGTCTGTCTTTACATCCCAATAGCACTTAACTACGCCATTCTTTTGCAAGAGAGCGTCTTTAAACCAGTTATGCAGGATGTTAAAGCCTGGGTTTTGCTTGTAGAAGACCCAATTACAGTACTCGGTAGCCTGTTTAGCACCCGCCTCATCGCCTGGGCCACACGGCTCAAACCTAACGATATCGTCCGATTGCGTAAACACACGGATAAGCTGCGGTAGAGCGCCATCAATAGCTTCCGCTACTTCGCCCGTTACGATCTTGCTGCGGCCTTCTACCTCGTTGCCGTAAGGTTGGCGTAGGTAATACTCAAGCGCCTTCGCTCTCGCCTCGGTTGTCTCCGTATCCAGATACCCGATTGCGTTGTCGATCTCGTTTTCCAGAATCGACTTTAGTTTCCCTTCGTCCATAATTTTCCTCAAGCGCTTGTATGCGCTTTAACAAATCTTCGTATTCAGCCCGTGTTACCGGATTGCCTTGTCTAGTGACAAACATTTAGACCACCCAACTTGTATTAACTTTTAGTGGCGTACCCCATCCGGAGCTGCGCTCGTCCATACCTATAGCCAAGTATCTAAATGCGTCCGAACCGTGGCTAGACCAATCGTGCAAGGGCTTGTCGAAAAACACTTGTCTTTTTTCGTCAAACTCTCGCCTATAGTTACGCAAGCAATCCAATCCCTGCTTAACCTGTGGCACATTGAAATAACACCTCGGCAACAGCCTTCTAACGGCTTGTATGCCATCATCTACGCCTAGCCTACCTACTACCGTACAATCTAGTCCGGCTTCCTGTAAGACCTCTAATCGGCTTTTACCTGTACCTAGCTCTCTGACCTGTACATCGTGCGGCAATAACTGAGGTGCTTTGTGCCATCCTCTGTTAGTCAACTCCCGAACGTACCAATCTAGACCTTGCCCGTGGTTCTCTATGTAATCCATGAGCCGTACTTCGTTGCCCGCTAACTGAGCTACCCAAATAGACGTAGAGTCACCCATGCCCAAGTCCCACGCTACGTAGGTCTTGCAAAGGTCATCCCGTTCTATTTTCTGGAATCTACCCTCGGTTTCTAAACCGTTAAGTATCTGCCCGTAGTACGAGCCTTCTACCGCAGCCGAGAATGAGCACTCAAATTCCTGTTGGTACTTATCGTCCCCCATCTCACGCTGCGCTGCTTTTAGCTCAGACTCAAGCACGAGTTTGGTTTGGCTAGCCTTGAACTCTAGGAGCTTCCAGTTATCCTCTACCTCTGCCCTGTCTCGCAACTCCTTAAAGTGGTTTTGCCCTTTAGGAGTGCCGATAAACATTGCCCATCCTTGGCGATCAGCTAGGGCAGGGCGGACAATCTCATTCCAAATCTTAGGGTTTTGGTCTGCAATCTCATCTAGGATCACACCGTCAAAATACTGTCCACGTAAGCTATCTGGATTATCAGACCCGTATAACTGTATCCTGCGATCCCAAAAGTCTACCCGCATCTCGGCTATGTTTGCCTCTGCACCTAGCGGTCTTGTGTAGTGGAGCAAGTAATCCCACGCAACACGCTTGGCTTGAGAGTATGTAGGCGCAATATATGCAAACCTTGGGCGCTCTCTACCGCACTCTATAGCAGACTTAATTAGTTGATTGATAGCAGATACCGTTTTACCCATCCTACGATGCGCTACAACCACCACAAAGCGGCTAGAGTCCATTGCATTATGAATCTCTAACTGAGGTGCTCTAGGGTTGTACGGGATTACGATTTCTCGTTCTGCCACTTTACCACCAGGCTTGAGCCATCTGCACCAGTTATCTCGTGCCTGTCGGTTTCCTTCCATCCAGCACGAGTCTTCAGCCAAAAGATCATAGCTGTTGTATTACCAGTTTTAGCTTGCTCGTATAGCGATCTAGCTACCGCAGCATTAGCATCAACCCTGCCATCGTCTAACTCTTTCTTGTAATGCTTAACTAATGTATCGGAACTTATTTCGATCTTGTCAGCAATGTCTTCGTATCTAATACCTACAGCAGCTAAAGCCTTTACCATTCTGCGGCTTTCTTCTGTTGGTTCGTGCAATTTTCCCTGAGCCATGTTTATAACTCCGAAAGAACTGCTTTCTTACCAGTAAAGTTTTCCCATCGCTTTACTATTACGTCACAATATTTTGGATCAAGCTCCATTATTCTGGCGCATCTATTTATCTTTTCTGATGCAATTAAAGTTGATCCAGAGCCACCAAATAAATCAATAACAATATCGCCGCTTTTGCTTGAATTTGTAATGGCTTTTTCCACTAATGAGACTGGCTTTGGTGTTGTATGACCAACCACCCTCTCTTTATCAAATTTCCATATAGAAGTTTGTTTTCTGTCTGAATACCAAGAGTGTTTGCCATTATCCATCCAGCCATATAAGCAAGGCTCATGTTGACTTTGATAATCAGTTTGACTTAGTGTTAAGCTGTTTTTAGCCCAAATAATCATAGAGCTAAAATGAAAAAACTCTCTAAAAACTTGGTGAAAAACATCAGCGCATCTATCTGAATGAAAACAATATATAGACGCACCGGATTTAGACACAGCAAAATAATTGGCAAACGCACTTCTTAATAAATCATCAAGACCGCTTCTGGAATCATTGTTAATCCCTTTGTAATCGACACCATAAGGTGGGTCAGTGAAAACCATATCGGCTTTTTGACCATCCATCAACTTATCCACAGCATCAATACTCGTGCTATCACCACACATAAGCCTGTGGTTGCCTAGTATCCATACATCACCTAGCTTTGTAACAGGCTCAGGTGGTGGTTCAGGCACTTCGTCTTCGTCTGTTAAGCCTTCAACAACCTCTGGCTGCAATAGCGCATTTAACTCTTTCGGGTCAAATCCCAACAACTCTAGCGCAAAATCGTCTTCTAGCAACTCTTTTAGCTCAATTGTGAGCAAATCGTTATCCCAACCAGCATTCATAGCCAATTGGTTATCAGCAATAACGTATGCCTTGCGTTGTGTTGGCGTTAAATGGCTTAACTCAATTGTAGGAACTTTATCGTAACCTAGCTTTCTAGCAGCCATAAGACGCCCGTGGCCAGCAATAATTCCTTTATCGCCATCTACAAGTATCGGGTTAGTCCAACCAAACTCTTTTATGCTTGCCGCTATCTGAGCAACTTGTGCATCGCTATGAGTGCGAGAGTTTTTAACATACGGAATTAAATCCGATACCAATAATTCTGTTACCTGCATTGTCGATTCCTTTCGGGTCATCGTGTTAATAAATACTAAGTAATACTTACCACTTAACCTTATTACTCCAGTACGCAGCACTCATCTTGCCCTTGGCAATGTTTTGTGCGTGGCGTGCTTTGAACGCTTCGTTTCGCTTACTACCGTCTGGGCTACCTGATACACCTTGTTGACCAAAACGGATTAACTTAGTTTCGTCTCCAGACTTAGCCAACACAGCATGAGACTTAGTAGGATGGCTAGGTGTGCGCTTAGGCTTGTTAAAGCCTGAGAATGTTTCCTTGCCACGCTTAATCATCTTCGCCCTCTCCGGTTAAAGACTCTTTTAAGTCCTCGTACCGTTTCTCTGCGTTCTCGTAGTCCATCTTAGCCATAGCAAGCATAGTCTTTTGCTTAGGTGTCATAATGGTTTTAATCGGGCCACCAACTAGCCATGCCGAGCAGGTGCGATCAGCCGCACATTTGAACTCGAATAGCTCGCAATACCCCAAGTCCGCAGCATCGGCAATAGCCTCGTACTCAGCACCGCCTTCTCCTGATCCCATGCCGTTAACAATGCACTTCTTCATCTCAGGAGTTACGATAAACGCTGCACAGTTACCGCATCGCATGGACTTAGCTTCGTCCTCTGTCGTGTTCCACTCTTTAGCACGTTCAGCCCAAAACTTAGTATCTTCGTACTCAGGGTTAGCAGGGCCATAGCCCACGTTCTTAAACGCCCAATCACGATTCTTAAGGTTGAGCTTAACGTCTTTAGTTGAGAGTGGACATTCCATTAGTACATCCCCGTCTCTTCTTTCTTTAATTGCTTTTTGTACCCATACTTGCCGGACTTCTTGTCCTCTGCCATATACTCTTTAGCTACTTTGACAGGAATACCTACTTTCTTGGCAAATTTTGGTGAGTGCGAGGCGGCTCTCATGAAGGCGGCCTGGGCTTTTGATACGCTTGGCATTACTCTTTCTCCTCTATCGCTTCAGCCATATAGAGGCTGTCGTATATCTTGCGGGTTGATCCCCAAAACTGTTTAGCAAATATGTGCCCATCACCCTTGTATTCCATGCCTGTAAAGTGGCGTGGGATAAAGTAGTGGGATGGGTATATTGTTAGTCCGTATTGAAAACGCTGCCAAATGTCAGTAAGCCGCTGTGGGCCGACCGTTTGCCAAGCTGGTCTATCAACGACTGTACGCTCTGCGTGGATGTCCTCGATGATCTGTCCAATGAAAGGACTGCTCTTCTGCGCTGCGAGGTAGCCAGCCGCCAGTAGTCCAGGGCGTGCGTGCTCGTTCTCCCAACAGGTGAATTCTGTCGCATTTAGCAGCCAATCCTCTAAAGGTTTAACGCAAACACTATCCGCATCTACTGCGAAACCACCATGTTCGTACAGAATCTCGTAACGCATGAGGTCAGCTACACCGTTTAGCTCAACCTTCCACATTTCCTGAAGGTGTTTTGCATTGCGCCATGAGGTACTTGTTAACCGATCATTGCCCCACACCTCAATATCCCAATCAGGATTATGAGTGCGCCAAGTATTGATACAGTTATCAGGTCGTTTAGATTCATCGCCTACCCACACTATGTGGAGTTTTTTAGGAATCACCAGACACCTTGTCTTTTCATTTCCCGTATCTCTTCCGTCTTGGCTCTTGCGTTAACCGTGGCTAACGAACCAGTAGGGCGGCTGTAGAAATATCGGGGAGTCATGTCGAACTTGACGGATGCACCAGCCTTGCGTAAATCTAACCATAGCGCCCAATCCTCCCAACCGACATTACGGTACGGGTGTTTGAGCAGCAATTCTCGTTTTACAGCAGAAGACACAATAAGCGGGTTTTGAGCGTTTATTCCCAATGCCCTATCCCAAGTATCAGAATCCGGCATCATGCGCCCACCGCCCTCTATATCGAGCGTAAAGCCTATTATGTCGTGCTCCCCATCCACGCCATCAAAATAGTTTGGATAAGGTATATCGTCTATGTCCGAGCAGGAGACGTATTCGCCTGTAGCCACTTGGATACCTGCGTTGCGTGCTAGTCCTGCGTGTTTACTGTCGTTGTATACGACTTTAAACTGTGTGTATATCGGCTTGTCCGACACCACAATAATCTCAGGTTTGCAGGTGATGGCTAGTGCAGCCTCAGACCACCGCTTACCGTACTTCTCCCAGTAATCGCCCCAACAAACCGTTATGATCGTGTGCATAAAAAAATCCCCACTTGCGTAGGGATAATAAGAACCAAGGAGAGGGATGCGTTTTTACAAAAAACACTATCCCGCACAAATGATACTATTTTTTTGTTTTACCTGCAAGTTTTTTGCATTCTTGTTGTTTTTCTACAAATACAGACTTGTACAAGTTACCACCTATGAGTGATGGTTTCTTGAGAATGTCCATAGCTCTCTGCCGGATGGGGAGTTGGTCAATAGTAAAACCTTTGTATTCCATAGTTGTCTCCTAGAATTTAATGTGGGTTTCCATAAAGCAGGATGAAATCGAATCGGGTGAAGAGTGCGAGTGCCTGCCAAGGACTCATGTTTCCCATACCCTCTGAGGTGCTAATGCTCAGTACCCACGGACTTAATTTACCACAGGATAACTAACAGTTTTTATTATCGTTAACACTAGTATGGTTAGTGTGCATATCTTTAGGTATAACTCCCCCAAGGGTGGTAAGCACGCAGTTTCCTACGCCTTCCCTACCTGACCCATATATACCTTGTATATACCAGTCCTACACGGAGTTAATGTTCAATCGATCTAGAGTCTTGTCCCACCGTGTCCTCTAGTCTTGTGCTGTACCCATTTAAGTCAGCGAGGCACGCCCTGGGGTGTACAGTAGCCTATGTTTCCTTCCACGCAGCCCATGTAGGCTCTTGCTATCGTGTGGAGTACGGGTAGGCTACAAAACAAAAAACCCTACTGAGACAGGCTTTAGGCTTGGTTGCCGCATAGAGGGATGGAGTGACATCTTGCTCTAGCTTTGACGAAGCCTACCTCAGTAGGGATTCTCCGTTTCACTCAACTACCGATGGGTTACCAAGCCACCAGATATAAGAATTATACACGAATTTTTAACCACTCGTGCCCTTTTTATCCATTCGTGCCCACAAAAATGATAGGCATAAGTGGCAAAACAGGGCATAAGTGTATGGATTTTATTGGTCACGGCTTATTGGTCACGACTTAAATTTTATTCGTCACGACTTATGTTTGGCATAAATGCACAACCATCTACCATCTTTGCACCATACCCTCTACCAAAATGGTATAGGGTCAAAGTATTAGGGAAAACACCTAGTTTACTTGTGTCTTAAAATGTATACAATCCTAGACAGTAGTTAACACAAGGAGAAAACATGAGATACGACTACGAGCTGCCAATGACAATACAAACCGATACGGACGATGAGCAACCTTGTCTAGTAGGTGTGTATATACACGAGCATATACCGTCTTGTGGTGAGGACTGTGGGCTACTACGGTACGACTACGAGATTATGGATATGGACGGTAATGTGCAGAAGTCTTGGAATCGGTTTGATGACAGACATTTTGCAGAAATGGTGGACTACAAACTTGCTATCGCTATGGAGGACGCATGAGAAAAGACACAACTGTATCCCTACGGATACCTACCGAGCTACGGGATCAGCTAGAACAAGCAGCAGCAGACGATTGCCGGACTATGGGTGCTCAGGCATTGCACTACATAAAACTCGGTCTAGGAGCGCCTAAGACACGTCCTAAGCCTAAGTCTGAAATATCACGTCCGCATGATATTGCACCCCAAGTATGGCAGGACTTTATGGAAGTCCGTAAGGCTAAAAAGTCTCCCATTACCGAATCAGCTATCAACCAATTGCGAGCAGAGGCAGATAAAGCAGGGTGGACGCTAAACGAGGCTGTAATGGAGTGTTGTAGCCGAGGATGGGCAGGGTTTAAAGCAGAATGGGTAAACAAAGGTAACAAGCAACAAACATTAGAAAACACTAACCGACAAGCTGCGGAGGCTTTTATAAATGGTTGATGATGACAAGAAAGAGTTTGCCCAATTTATGGGCGGTATGTTTGCGGTCTATGGAAAAGAGGTTAGCCCTATGATCCTGCGGATTTGGTTTGAGGCTCTACGAGTCTACGACCTGAAGTCTGTAAAAGATGCAATGGCTCGCCATTTGCTTAACCCTGACAATGGACAATTCCTGCCTCAACCCGCGGATGTTATAAAA